GATGAAGGCAAGCGCAACCCGCTTCGTTTCGAGACGTGGCTAGTTGGCTCGTTCAGCGTTGCTGAAGACGATGAGGGCTATGTCGACACTGCCTCCCGCGAGTATTGCTTCACGATACGGCAAGCGGTTCAGCACTTCGGGAAAGAGAATCTCAGCGAGGCTATGCAAAAGACGCTGGCCGAGGCTGAAAGCGATCCCAAAAAGCTCGATCAGAAGCACACGTTTATTCATCTGATCTATCCACGCCAGCCGGAGGAGATCGATCCAAGCAAAGCCGATCCCGAAAACATGCCGATTGCTTCGGTCTACATCGACCAGCAGGCCAAGCATATTGTGAAGGTCTCCGGCTTCCGTGAGCTTCCGTTCTTTGTCACTCGTTTCCTTAAATGGGGAAAATCGCCTTACGGATGGTCTCCATCCTGGATAGCGTTGCCAGAGGCGCGACAGCTCAACTTCCTCGAGATGAACATGGATGCGCTGGCGGAGACTGCCGCGTTTCCGCGAATGCTCATTCCTCAAAACTATGTTGGCGACATCGACACGCGCGCCGGCGGCGTCACTTACTTTGATCCCTCAAATCCAAACGCTGTACCAAAAGAGTGGGCAACCGGCGGGCGTTATGACGTTGGATTAGACCGAGCGAACCGGAAACAGAAGGCTATTGAAGACGCCTTTCACGTGGATCTGTTTCAGATGTTCTCTCAGCTTCAGAAGAACAACATGACCGCAACAGAGGTCTCTGAGCGTGCTTCTGAGAAGCTGATCCAGTTCAGCCCTACATTCGCCCGCATGACAACGGAGCTTTTCAACCCGCTCCTACGTCGAGTGTTTTCGATCTTGCTTCGTGGCGGGTATTTCCCGCCGGTTCCGCCCGATGCCATTATGCAGGACATGGGCGGCGCTTTTCTTCCAGAGCCGAAGATCAGCTATTCGAGCCGCATAGCCATGAGTATTCGGGCGCTTGAAAACAACGCGTTCAATCGCTCGCTCGCGATGCTGATGCCTGTGGCTCAGATTCGGCCGGACGTTCTCGACAATTTCGACTTCGACAAGATCACACGTGCCATGGCTCGGAACGATGGCATGCCGGCCGAATGGATGGCCGATCCTGATGCAGTCAAACAGATGCGCCAGGCTCGCGCGCAAGCACAAGCTCAGCAGGCGCAGATGGAGCAAGCCGAGATGGCTGCAAACGCTGCAAGCAAGGCCGGGAATATCAAACCGGAGAGCGCCGTAGGGCAGGCGTTATCTAAGGCTGTATGATGGACGCGATCGACAAAGCCAAGCACGCGCAACGCGTAATAAATGCTTACCGGCGCCTATTTAAGACGGAGGCTGGAAGGCTTGTTATGGAAGATTTGAAAGCCAAGTTCGGCACGAATCAGCCAGCGTTTATTCCCAAGCAGGACGGTGGCTTCGATCCGCTTTGGGCTGCCGTGCGGGACGGCCAAAGGCAGGTTGTGATTCACATCGAGTTTCAAACCTATCTCCCGTTTCGAGGAGACGGGAATATCGAAAAACCCCAAGCGAGGATTATTAAATGATTGAGACGAAAGATGGACAGGTTTTTAGAGATGGTGCCCTCATTGGTGCTGTTGACGGGAACAATCTTGTTGTGCCCGATAAGCTTCACCATAAGACCCGTGATCAAATCGAAAGGGAAACAGGACTAACGGTGATCACGGCTGGCGTGGCGCCCGCGGCGCAATCCCTAGCTCAGCAGGAAACGCCGAAGGAACTCCCTGCTGGTTCTCCATTCGCTGTGGGCACTGTGGAGGTGATCGTCGAGACAGGGAAAGAAGCCAAGGAGATCATCGAGCAAGGCCCACAGAAGGCGAAAGAGATCGCTGAACCTGAACCACAGCAGGATCATCGTGGAGACAAGACTCCTGCTTGGGTCGATTGGCTACATCGTCACAATCCCGAGGGGGCTGCTAAGCGGTACGCGAACCGCAAGATTTCGCGATAAGCTTTATGGACTCACTACTCACTCCACCTGCCGAACCGGCACCTTCGACCCCTCCAGCTTCACCTAATCCACCAGTACCCGCTGTACCACCTGCAGCGGCCCCCGCAACTCCGCCGGCGGCACCGACTGGCCTGCTGAACGTGGACGGAACGTTTTCTGATGGTTGGCTTGATCGGCTTCCAGAATCGCTGACCGAGGCAAAGCCTACGCTTGGCAAGTTTAAGACATTCGAGGACTTGGCCAAGAGTTATAGCGCTCTCCAGACTGTTATTGGCAAGAAAGCCAATGCGGTTACCGTTCCGAACGAGAAGTCTACTCCGGAAGAGATTGCGGCCTTTCGTAAAGCTATTGGCGCGCCGGACAGCGCGGAAGGCTATAAGCTCAAGCCCGAGCAGCTACCCGAAGGGCTGACGTGGGATGATGAGCTTGCGAAGGGATTCGCTGAGATTGCTCATAAACATCACATTCCGCCGGCGGCAATGCAGGAGCTCACGGCGCGCTTCGTGGCGTCTGAGTCTGCCAAGCTGGAGCAATACGCCAAAGCTGCCACGGCGGAACTTGAGACTGGTCGAACGGAACTCAAGAAGGAGTTTGGAGCCAACTTCGACAAGAGCATCGTAATGGCTAAGCGGGTCGCTCAGACGGTTGGACTCGATCCAAATTCGCCCGGCTTGCGAGATCCCAATGTCGTGAAGGCGCTGGTTCGGTTCGGCGGGATGATCTCTGAGGACAAGCTTTCCGCTGGAAACTCGGCCGTTCCGGGAACTATGACCGCTAAAGACATCATGACTAACCCGGCAAACCCGTACCACAAGCGTTATCAAGAAGGCGATACGGAGGTTGTCGGTATGGTCCGCGATTTGATGCGGCAGGCAGGCTAAATCGGCCATTTCCTGAAGCTGCTGTTTGCCTGAAAAGAGAAAGGTGCTTCTCTGATTTTGAGAGAAGCACCTTTGAAAGTGGGGTGGGGAGAGGGGGCTTACGCCCCTCCGGCATCACTCCCCCATCAAATTTGAGGTGGTCATGAAATCCCATCCCTCCGTCGCAGGTGCACCTTTTACGGCTCTCCCCAGCAATGCCGCACCCGACAACAAGTAGGTTATTAAACCAGTCCAGTTCATTTTACACCTCCAAGCTAAGAGTAACCCTAGGGAGCCGTAGAAGACGCCTGCGACTGAGATGGTGATTGCAATCGTCCCCCAAATCTTCAGATGGAAGCTCTTGAAATCTGAGCCAGAGGATCTGCGTTAAACGATTTTTGTCAATGCGAGTTTACAAAAACTATTGCATCGCTTTCGTGAAATTCGCACGAAGCGAGTGACGACGGTGGACAACTCCTAGTGAGCCCGCCAGCGGCAAACCCAAACGACGACGACCCGCCTACGCGGACAATCGCTCATGCCGTTGGGCTCAAATTAAACTCAACTTAGGAGGCTTTAACCAATGCTTACTATTCCTCAGCATTTCGTAACCGAGTTCGGTACGAACTGGGAATTTCTCGTGCAGCAAAAGCCATCGATGCTGAAAGGGTGCGTCACCCCGGCGATGGTCAATGGCGAGAAGAAATCATTTAATCAGCTCGGCCAGATGAGCATGAGCCGAGTTACCAGCCGGATCGATAAGACCCGAATTTCGGAACTTGGCAGCGATAAGCGCTGGCTATCCAGCTACCCTTACGACGTTGCCAACCTGTTCGATGAATGGGACCAGGATTTCCTGGGAAACGTCGTGCTCCCGACCAGCGAAACGGTGCAGGCTCACGCGTTCGCCTACAATCGTGCTTGCGATCAGGTGATTATCGACGCCGCGCTTGGAACCGCCTACTCCGGCGAGGACGGGACTACGGCGAGTACGTTCGACGCAAACCAGATTATCGCGGCAAACTATGGCGGCGCCAACTCCGGTTTAACCATCGCGAAGCTGATCGCCATCAAAGGCTTGTTCGGGAAGAACAACATCGACGAGAGCGAGGAAATCTACTTCGTCCACAGCCAAAAGCAGCTCGATGACCTGCTTGCCACAACTCAGGCAACCAGTTCCGACTATGCCGCCGTTAAGGCGCTCGTAGATGGAACTATTACCCGGTTCATGGGGATGACCTGGAAGCGGACGGAATTGCTTCCAAAGGACGGAAACGACCTTCGAACCTGTTTCGCGTTCGTGAAGTCGGGAATCAAGTTCTCCGATGTGGGGCGCAAGGTTCACATGGATGTTCGCTCCGACCTCCAGCACGCGCTTCAGATTCGGTCCGTTGCCAAGCTTGGCGCGGTGCGCATGGAGGAAGCCCGTGTAGCTCAGGTTATCTGCGACGAATCGCCGTAATCAACCATTAGCCAATTAGAAAGGAACCCATAAACTATGGCTACCCTGAAAACTCAACTCGCCTCGAACCAGGACTCCACGAGTCTTAAGAGTCGCCCCACCGGCTTTGAGACAAGCGCAGGCCTAATGTGCCTCACTGCTACCTACACGACCACCGGCGCTGAAGCTGCGGCTGATGTGCTCGAAATCGGTGATCTTCCGGCAGGAGCGCAACTCATCCCGGGCCTATCTCGCGTGGTGTCGGAAGGTGTTGGCGGAACGACTGCAACCATTGCCAAACTTGGTGACGCTTCGGATGATGATCGATATTCAGCTACCGCGATTGCATTGACTAATGCTGGCATCGTTACAGTCACGCCAACCAACGCAATTGCGCTGACGCCGTACACGATCACCGCTGATACTCGGCGAATCAAAGGTGTGCTCGGACTTGCTGCCGGACCGGTTACCGCAGGCAAGAAAGTCCGTATTGAGCTGATCTACAAGATGGCCGGGCATTAAGCCTAACGCCATCAAAGAGGAATCTCCCGGCGTGTCTCAGTCCGCGCCGGGAGTTTTAAAAGGCTGAATCCCCGCACTCATGGCCGATAACATCACCATCTGCAATCTCGCCCTCGGCAAGATCGGGGCTTCACGAATCACTTCCCTGGATGAGGCCAGCCAGCCTGCGCGGTATTGTTCGCTCTTCTACGAGCAGACTCGCGATGAAGTGCTTCAATCGGTGACGTGGAACTTTGCTATTCTGCGCGCAACGCTCTCCCGCCTAGTTGATGCACCGGCTTTCGGCTGGGCGTATCAATATCAGCTTCCGACCGACTACCTTGCCGTCATTCAACTTAATTCCTGGCAGGCTTATGAGACTCGTGACTTATACGAGATCGAAGGCGAGCGGCTACTCACTGATGCAGATTCGGCGCAGCTTCGTTACACTGCTCGCATTGAAGATTCGGAAATCTTCCCGCCGCTCTTTGTAGAGGCGCTATACGTCAAGTTAGCCTCGAAGCTGGCTGAGCCTTTAACCGGCAGTACGGCAAAGGCTCAAGCGCTGCTTGGTGAGTTTGAGAAGCTAGTGGAACCGCTAGCAGCCAAGGCAAACGCCCGTGAGGGACGGTCCCGGCGCAAGTTGCCTTATGTAGAAAGTGACTTTGTGCGTGCTCGCTTCGGTGTATGAACCAGCTCATTCCTTCCTTCAATGCCGGTGAGCTTTCGCCTCGGTTAGAGTCCCGGCCTGATCTGGACAAGTACGGCTCAGGGTGCCGGATTCTGGAAAACTTCCTCATTATGCCTTACGGCGGGGTGAACCGACGTCCTGGAACGGAATTCATGGGGCAAGTCAAAAGTGCGGATAAGAAGACGCGGCTCATAGGGTTCAACTTTTCCACTACCACAAACTTCATTTTGGAGTTCGGGGAGCTCTATTGCCGGTTTTGGTCCAATGGTGCGCAAGTGCTAAACGGAGGCGGTGCCCCTCTGGAAATCGTTACACCGTTCGCAGAAGCGGAGCTCTTCGAGTTCCAGTTCATCCAGGTGAATGACGTGTTGTTCATCACGCATCCCTTGCACCCGGTGCAGACAATTAGCCGAGTCGCTGATGACAATTGGGTGATTGCAGAGGCGGCATGGGATTGGCCGGCAGTTCTTGATGCCAACATCACGGACACAACCATAACACCAAGTGGAACCACTGGAGCTGTAACACTAACAGCTAGTGCGGCGCTATTTAAGCCTGGTCACGTTGGATCGTACTGGCTGCTGACTCAGAAGCGGGACGCTGACAATATCAAGCTATCTTTAGCGGCCTCGGGTACTAGTGGCAGCATTTCCGTTCTCGGGAAGTGGGATTACAGCACGCATGGTACTTGGGCAGGTACGGCGTTAATACAGCGCAGCCTAGATGGCGGAACTACGTGGGACACGATCCGCTCCTACAACGGAAATCAGGACCGCAACATTTCGACGAATGGAGAGGAAGAAGACGAATGTCTAATCCGGCTTAAATTTACCTGGGTATCATCGACCGGAACCCCGAATCCTTTTGCTTATTTTGAAGCCTACGACACTACGCACGACGGCGTTGCTAAGGTCACTGGATACACATCGGAAACTTCTGTTTCGGCCACTGTTGTAAAAGACCTGGCGTCCACCTCGGCAACAAAGAATTGGTCTGAGGGCGCATGGAGTTTAGAACGCGGATATCCGCGCACGGTCTGCTTGCACGAGCAACGGCTCTTCTTTGGCGGATCGAAGTTCAAGCCTCAAACTCTTTGGGCATCGGTTATCAATGACTTTTACAATTTTAAGCTTGGAGCGAAAGACGACAATGCGCTTGCCTTCACGTTAGCCAGTGCTGAAACCAACGCAATAGCTTGGTTGGTATCACAGCAGGCGCTCTGCATTGGCACCGCCGGGGATGAGTACATCCTTCAGGCTAGTTCTGATGGGGCGATCACGGCGACGAGCCTTCAGGTAAAACGTCAGAGTCACTTCGGCAGCAAGTACGCCCCGGCGCTCGTCGCCAATGATGTTGCGCTATTCATTCAACGGCAGGGACGAAAGATTCGTGAGTTCGTTTATGAGTTCCAGAAGGATGGATATGTAGCCACGGACCTAACGCTTCTCGCTGATCATGTCACAGAGGGCGGGATAATCCAGACGGCGTTTCAACAACAGCCTGACGCCATTCTTTGGTGCATCACTGGGACCGGCACGCTCGCAGGGATGACTTATGAACGGGCGCAGAATGTCGTTGGATGGCACCGGCACACGACAGACGGGAGCTTTGAGAGTGTCGCAACGATCTATAACGATGACGC